CATGGACGTAATGTCCATGCAGAGAATTATAATACTTTTATCAGATATATCTATGATATTGTTTCAAGAGTTCATCTTGAAACTTTCGTATGTTAGAGCTTGTATATTGTTGTCAATGTATGGGTTCTTCCCATACAACTTCATATACAAGATATTTTTCATACGCTAAGTTTCGTAATTGATAGAATCTCTTGTTGCTTTAAGTAGAATATTTGATGAGGTGTTATTATTCGCCCCAGTTTTCTATCTGTTTACAGCTACGACTTAACCATTAGTCGATAACGCAGGCTGTATCCTAGTTCAGTAAAGTACATAGAATGCAAAGATATTTAGACTACTTAAGCTACTGATAAAGTTTATACTTTCGCTTTTGATGTAGATGTTCATTTACTTAAGTATAGCGCTCTGAACCGAGCGCTTTTGTTTATGAAAGAATTTAATCAACTCTTTCACCCGGCCACACATCTTTAGAGATGTTTATGACAGTATTAATTTGTTTAATACTCGAGGCCAAATTTCGGTGTTTTTACTAATTGCAAGATGTCTACGGACTGCCAAAATCTTGTGTATTTAGTATAAATTCCTCTCCCATTTTAGTTTTAACTATGAAATTCTTTTATTAGTTGACTATTTAGGTTTAGGACTTTAACACTGCTCGAGGAATCCCCCTTTATATGTGAAAATTGCGATTTAACACATACTCGCCCCAAAGAAGGGTTTAGAGATGTTAGTAAAAGAATAACATTTTAGAGAAGAATCGGTCCTTGGAGGTGTTTTAATGGAACGTACCCCAAGATCTTATTATAACCGGAATATACAAAGGATGTATGTATAATTTAAGGTATAGTTACCGCTATGCTAGGGCCGACATGCCCGATTTTTAATTACCTCTACCCGATGTTGACCAGTCAATATTTTTAAACTAATGAATTAGTTTTATTCTAACTTTGGAGGAAAGTTATTTGGCACGCCCTTTCTATTTTAATCATGAATTTGTTCAAAATTTGCGGAGAAAAAATCGAAAATGTCAAGAGGGCACTGGTAGTGGAAACACTATTTCAGATACATAGTTTCTTACCATTGGAACCACAAAGTGAATTTGTTGACAAACACTCACGAAGGGATCAGTTTAAGAAACGTCAAAAGTCGGCGCAAAAGGAGCGTCGCAAAGAACACAATAGGACTCTTAATCTTACTAAGAAAGTTAACAAAGATAAGAAACAGAGAACCCGATTTGTGCACCAAGGAATTTTTGGTACTGAAATTGATAAAGAAGGTGTTAAGAATTCCATCACTTCTCTCTTTGTAGATGTGGAACAAAAAGTTAAGGAATCCTTTGCAGATCCTCAACTTGTTGCTGCAATTTCAACTAAAATGGCAGCAGCTATATCCGCCATGCATTTGCTTAAAGGAGAGAAACGACCATCCAAGATCGTCGCTACTTTAACATTAGCTTTGACAAGCATTATGCCAGAATTAACTCAAAGATCAGTTACTGGCACTTTGAATTTTTCAAGTGCCCAGATAAACTATTTCAGGGAGAGATTTGGTTTTAATCCTTTTGAACAGCAAGCAGATTTTGATGACAATAACAAGAATATTGCTTGGTTATCTAAATTACCCGAATATCTTAACAATTGGGAAGCTGCTAAGCAGTCACCTGCTTTTTCAAAAATATCAGAGTTAATTTCAATAATTGCGACTATGGGTTTCATTGATGGAAAACGTTTGTGTGTATCAGTTAAGGGTCTTGAACTTTTCAGACTTGGTACTATTAAGAAACATGCAGATGTAACAGATCTAGTATCTGCTGTATTGAGTTCTTTAGAGTATTTTATATCAGGTGGATATGAGTTTTTCCTAACTGGAAGTCCACGTAGATTTCTCTTTGATGATCAAGATGCCAAAGAATTTGATGATTTGTATGAAATGTTGTTGGAAGCAACACCTCATGCCAAATCTATGAATTTACCTATTATGCGCGTTGAATTTAAAGGAGAAAAGATAATCATGGATGATACCAAATATTTAGAGCACTTAGAATCTGCTATTAAGTTATGCAAGAAATGTAAGAAATTAAGCAAAAATACTTGGCAAACATCATTCTTCCAAACCCGCCTAGACAGGATGATTGGTTGGAGGGCTGATTACAATGCTCGCAGATCTAATGGAAAATTTAGGAAAGCTCCGTTGTCGATATGGATATATGGTACTTCTGGTGTAGGTAAGTCTGCACTTTCACAATTACTTATTAAATCACTTCTTAGTTATATGGGAGTGCCTGATGAGGAATTAGATCGTGTAGCTAGTATTAACGAACAAGATAAATATGACTCCACTATTACAGGTGGAGTGCATGCTTATCTCACGGATGATGTTATGAATACTAAAGCAGAATATTTAGAAACTGCTCCTACGCAGAAAATTGTAGATCATAATAATAATGCTCCTCTTTTTGCTAATAAAGCAGAAATAGAAGGTAAAGGAGTAACCCCTCATAATCCACTTATCACTTGTTACACTAGTAATCGTAAGATTGAAGAAGTAGCAAACCAGTATTCTAATTGTACAGAGTCCATACGCAGACGTATGATTATTAATTTGGATGCTCGTGTTAAAAAGGAATTTTGTATCCCCGGAGAAACACGCATGGATAGTGGTAAGGTTATTGAAAAATTTGGTACTAACCCCATGCCTGACATTTGGGAATTTGTTATTTCTGAATGTGCCTCCTCAGGTCAAAATGGTATGGTTGAGTTAGGAAGAAATTTTCAGCATTCTTTAACTGGTGGACATAAATTTAATATTTACGAAGTTATGGAGTATTGTTATATGAAAGCTGATGACCATATGAAAAACCAAAACGTTTTGCATGAAATCCAAAGTTCTCTTGTTGAGAAATTAAATTTATGCAAAACTTGTAAACGTGTTGGTGCTATGTGTGTTTGTGATCCAAATCTAGAAATTCCAAGATCTGAGCCACAAGGTATTATTTCAACGAATGATTCTGAATCCTCATTGGACGTACTTGAGAAGTTGAATAATATTCCTTGCCTACCTGATGATAATATTAGAGATGCACTGGCTGTTGAAGCTATGTGTCAAAACCCCAACAATATTATTGAAGGATATGATCGTGAAGAGTGGAATGCACATTTATTGGACTTTGAGAATCAAGCTAACTTGATACCCCCACCACAGGATTGGTTCAGAAATGATACTGATTTAGAAGCTCCTATTGAGCTGCAAGCAGTTCATGTACCACTATGGAGTATTATTCCTGGGATGAATAGGCAGGAAATAGTGAGAACGTTTCAAGCTTCATTTCATGATTTAGTGGCATGGATGGAATTTATGCCAATAATATTTTTGAACTTTGGTGATATCCTAATTGCTAGATTTTTCACACACAGATATGTACGTAGGATTTATTGGGCCTTGTGGTCTCATATTTTTACCGATCATATTAGAAATGTGGTTCTATTTTGTGGTTTAGGTGACATTATACTCACATCAGCTTTTTATATCCTATTTCCTTATCGAGTTTTTACAATTACATTTGCACTTTTGCAGGTATTTTTGTCCTGTACTGCAATTGTATTGATAGTTAGATGGTATAGAGATCGTATGAGTCTTTTGGATAGAATCGGTGGAGGCGTACAACGCACATATCGTGAAATACGAACTATTCGCTGGCGTGAAGTTGCTAAATGGCTATCTGTTGGAATAATTGCATATAAGGTTTTATCTATGATTTGTAATGCTTTGAAGGCACGAAAACTTGTTAATTCAGTTTTAGAACATCAGTCGGCATTAGAGCCAGAAGATGAAAAGGAAATTAAGGATCGTGATTCCAAAATCAGCGATTGGGCTAAACCAGCCTGGGAAGAATTACATGTTACGCACAAGGCACGTACTACAACAATTGAACAATTGAAAAATAAGGTCGCTAAAAATCTGTATCATGTATATTTTGCTGCTGAAGATGGTAAAACTAACAAATGTGACGGACTTGTTATTGAAGGAAATGATATGATGGTACCACTTCATGCATTTGGATCTAAAACTAAACTTAAAGTAGCGTGTAGACTCAAAGAAGGTGATGGTCTTAATACTGTATTTCGAGGTTACATTTCCTTGAATATGGCTTCTGTGGTAGAAGGTGTAGATCTTGTACTTGCAAGTGCTCCTTTTTTGAACCCACATGCTAGTTTAGTTGATTATTTTCCTGAGAAAATTACCCATTCAAAAGGTGCAGGTTACTTCATGTATAGAGATGAAGATGGTTCATTGAGAGATGATAATGTTGCTTTTAAAACTTCTATGAGACACTCAGGTGGTACTGGATATACCTACGTTCTTCCCTATAAAACTTTCAATGGTTTGTGTATGGGAGTGTTAATTGGTGAATTTGATGTACCATGTATTGCGGGAGTTCATTTGTTAGGTTCACCAGGCACCCCTGTAGGATTAGCTTTGAATGTAACTCAAAAGATTATTGCTGATTTGAAGGAAGGAATGAAAAGCAAACCTTGTATGAATGCAATGTCTAATGGAGATTTCCCAAAAGAATTGTATGGAATTGAAGTAGTAAATCAATCTTCTCCGATTCATCCAAACTCACCTTTGAATTATTTACCTAAATATTCTAAGATAACTGCTGTTGGTGAATGTCCTGGTAGATCGTCTCATACGAAATCTTCTGTGCATAAAACTATAATCTCAGATTTGGTAGATGAAGTATGTGGTGTACCCTGCACATGGGGTGCACCAAAATTTAATTCCAAGCGTCAATGGCAAGCTTCTATGCAATATTCGGCTAACACATCATGTGGTTTAGATCCTGAATTGTTAGAATGGGCTATGAATGATTATGAAGAAGATTTAGTTAATGCATTTACACAAAGTAAGCATGTTAAATGGATCAAAGAAGAGTTCAAACCACTTAATGATATGGAAATAATGACAGGTCGTGATGGAGCCAGATTTTTAGATGCTGTCCCAAAGAACACATCAAAAGGATTTCCCTTAAGTGGTCCTAAAGAAGAATGGATTGAAAGACTAGATCCTGATGCGTTTGAGGAGTTTCAATGTCCAGTAGCTATTCGTCAAGAAGTTCTTGATTTAGCAGCTGATATGTGTGAGAGATTTCGCAGAGGTGAACGTGCTTATGCTATTTTTAAAGCATGTGTTAAAGATGAACCAACTCCATTATCTAAAGATAAAGTTCGAGTTTTCCAAGCAGCTAGTTGGGCTTTCCAATTGTTAGTTCGCAAATATTTTCTCCCACTAGCAAGATTAATGTCATTATTCCCATTGCAATCCGAATGTGCTGTTGGTATCAATGCTCATGGTCCTGAATGGGACGAATATGCAAAATTCATGAAGCAACATGGAGATGATCGTATCTTGGCAGGTGATTACAGTAAGTTTGATTTGCGTATGCCAGCTCAAATGTTGATGGCAACGTATAAGGTATTCTGTAATGTATGTGAAAAATGTGGAACTTATTCAGAGGATGATCTCACTATTATGAGAGGTATTGCTACAGAAATTAGTTATTCAGTAGTTGCATATAATGGAGACTTGATTATTCATAATGGTTCCCATCCTTCAGGTAATAACATGACTGTTTATGGCAATTGTGGTGACAACTGTCTCAACTTTCGTTGCGGATTTGCTTACAATGGATTGAAGAATGGTTACACTCTTAAAACTTTACCTAAGTTTAAGTCTGTGTGTGCCTTAGGCACATATGGAGATGATGCTAAGGGATCTGTTAAGAAGGGCTTTGATTGGTTCAATCACATTACATTTGCAGATTATATGGCGAAGAATGACATTGTTTTCACCATGCCTGATAAGGAATCTACTCCAACGAAATACATGAAAGACACGGATGCGGATTTTCTTAAACGTAAGAATGTTTTTAATGAAGAAACTGGATTGATTCATGGAGCTTTGGATGAAGACTCTATTTTCAAAAGTTTACATACTGTTTTGAAATCTTCGGTTGGAGCTAAACGTCATGCTGCTGGAAATATTGAAACTGCATTGAGAGAATGGTTTCATCATGGTAGGGATGTTTTCACCCTTCGTCATAAACAAATGATAGAGGTTGCTGAAAGAGCGCAATTACAGAATTTGTCAATGGACGTAAATGAAGAAACTGGTGTCATTATGAATTCTTTATACGATGATTATGACACACGCTTGGCTCAATTTAAGGTCAAGCACTTTGACTCTTAAGTGAGTCCCTCCGTCTTGGGCAGACGTTAAATGCATCCATTCCGGACCTATTCGGGATTGTATTACTAGTGTTGAAAATAGGTTTGTACAATTGGATTACTGCATGTTTTTATATTTTATATGTTTACATAATACATGAACAGCTTTGTACATTTAGACATGTCCCTCGTGGCATACCAGTGTTCACTGGAGAGCTCGTCACTCAACAAAACATCATTGCCTTTATGTGTGTTAAGCAGCACCATTTAGGTATTCGTTAAATAAGCTTACCGATTCTAATAATAATAATAATAATAATAGCATGCCATCAGCTAATGATGGTCCGAGTTTTACAACAAGTAAAACATCTCAAAATACAACATCAGAAAATGTTCACTTCGTTGATGGAGATACGCCATGGACATATGATGTTGCAGCTACCCCCGATGAGACATCCAAGCTTAGCGGATTCGATGACGCAGGCCTCGGAGAATTTTTATCAAGACCAATTAAGATTCAACAATATCAATGGACACCTGGTGTTCAATTGTTTCAAACGTTTAATCCTTGGTCCGATTATTTTGGTAATGCAGATGTTCTCGAAAAGATCAACCGATTCAGGAACTTAAGGTGTAAATTGTGCCTTAAGGTTCTTATTAATGGTAACTCCTTTTACTATGGACGAGCATTACTATCTTATAATCCATACCTGCGTAATGATCAGGTGACAGTTAATAGATCATTTTTCATTCAGGATTTGATTGCAGCTTCTAATAAACCTCACATTTTACTAGATCCTTGTTCATCTGAAGGAGGACAAATGTGTCTTCCTTTTATTTGGCCTGAAAATTATCTTGATATCACCAGTACAGGATGGGAAGATCAAATGGGTGAATGTATTATTCACGATTTTGATGTACTCCGACATGCTAATGGTGGAACTGATCCAATTACTGTCTCTATTTTTGCATGGGCTGAAGATGTTTCATTACTCATCCCAACAACTGTTGCTGCTCAGTCTGATTTTACTACTAGTATTGAGCTTGACGAATTTGGTTTTCCTAAACCATTCGAACTTCAAGCACAAACAAAGAGTAAGAAAAAGGCGCCTAAGAAGAGTACAAACACAACAAAGGATGATGAATTCAAACATGATGGACTTATCAGTAAACCTGCTTCAGCAGTTGCTAAAGCTGCTGATGCTCTTTCTATGATTCCCTATATTGCTCCGTATGCCAAAGCAACTAGTATGGTTGCGGACAAAATAGGAAAGATAGCTCGAATATTTGGTTATTCACGTCCAGCTGTATTGTCTGATATTCAACCTTATGTACCACGATACTGTGGAAATTTGGCTAATTCTGATGCACCGGAAACTGTCAATAAATTATCTGTTGATTCTAAAAATGAACTAACAATCGATACTCGAACTATGGGTTTAGGTGGTGCAGATGAGTTGACTATTCATTCTATTGCCTCACGTATGACATTTTGGAGACAATTTGATTGGCCAGAATCTGCAGTGACAGATACACTTTTAGCATCGATGTCAGTACAACCTTTTTGTATAGATACAGTTACTGCTTCACCTGTGACTGAAATTCATTCAACAGCGTTAGCCTTCGCTTCTGCTCCCTTTGAAACATGGCAAGGTAGTATCAAGTTTCATTTTAAGGTTGTTTGTTCTGAATATCATAGAGGAAGATTACGTTTAGTGTACAATCCTCTAACTAATAATGCAGGACCAGTGGCTTTTAATCAAGTTTATTCTACAACTATTGATATTTCAAATGATAGAGAGTTCGATTATGAATGTAAATGGACCGATATCCGTGCATGGAATGCCTGTATTGGAATAGATGGTGCTACTAGCGCTACATTTTTCAATACGGCAGCTGCTGTTACGGGTGGTACTCCTTTTGATAATGGAACTCTATCTGTGTATGTTGTGAATGAATTGGCTACGCCATCAACAGCCGCAGCTGATGTTAAGGTTCAAGTTTGGGTTTCTGCAGGAGATGATTTTGCAGTCGCAGTACCAGGAGTTGGTTTATCACAGTTATCATACTTCCAGCAACAGGCTACTATGGAATCAGCTGATTCTGATCCAGTTCTGGCAAAAGTAGAAGATAATTCTAATAATCCTGTTGGAGGTAACCCTATTGATAATTATGGTACTGAACATGCTCCTTTACTCAAGGAGGATAATCAGTATCTGGTATACCAAGGTGAACGTATTGTGTCTTTTAAGGACTTGTTAAGGAGGTATCAGTATTTGAATTCTTACTGGCCTCAGGAAACAGGTTCTGGATTTAGATATTATACTCTTGATTCTCCTGGTATGCCTATCTATAGAGGCTGGGATCCAAATGGTATAGATCAAGGTCAGGACTCTACAGCGGGTAATTCGCCATATAATTTCTGTTCCATGACATTATTGAATTATCTTGCTCCTGCTTTTGTTTGCCAAAGAGGAAGTTTACGTCACAAGTGGGTGACGGCTGGAGCGAGAGTGAATTCTACAGCTTCAGTTTTATCAGCAACGAGGCACGGAGTATTATTTCCCTTACCACTAGCAGAAACTGCACATCCATTGGATAATGCGTTGGTTGGTGATAGGAGAAGTGAACTTCAAGAAATGCAACGTTCACGATTGAATGGTACTGCTATCACTCCCGTGAGGTTAAACAACACTTTGGAGATTGAATTACCATATTACTCTATAGGACAACGGTTCCATGCATCTAGATTTTTGGATCTTGCTGGAACAGGTGATACCCAAGGAGTTGAGATAGCATGCGAAATCTCAGATGGTGGGAATGATGCAAATTATCGGCTGGATCAATTCGTAAGTGTTGGTGAAGACTTTACACTTGGAATGTTTGTAGGAGCTCCTATTATGTACTTCTATAATGATCCAACAGCGACATAATGATGTTTATCATTTTATTTTATATATATACATATTTACATATTACATATTTTTGTGGATAATTGACTGGGGCGTCAATTTGTAGTCGTGTGGACTATAAACACCATTAAGAACCAGTAGGATGGGCCTACTGGTAGGATACCCTTCGGCGGTCGAAGGGGGGTACACGGTGACGTGTACCTGGATGAGACTTAATAACAGTCTTACATTTATTGCTTTGCGATAGAGAAGGTTTTGTAGCAACCTCGTGTAAGACTTGGAGTCTTATACGAGTTGTGAAATTTTTACTTCTCTTGGGTCGCAATTTATTAAATGTATGTCCGAATTCTTAGCTACATATAAACTGATCGTATAGGTTTCTTTTGCCTAGCGTGATCGGTTTGTAGTTCGGACCGCTTACGC